TCGCCATCTATATTTAATTTTCTAACTTTTACTAAAGGTGTATTTTTTAATTTAATTATTCTTGTGTTATTACCATTTACTTGTTCAATTAGTGTCTTTGGTGTAAACGAAGTATTTTTTAAACCCTCTATACTATACTCTGCATATTCACAAATAGTTGTTAAATCAGCATCATTGATTAGTTGTTCGTCAATACCACTTATAGCTCTTACTTCTTGTAGACTTACAAATCTTAATACCATACCATCACACCTACATAATATATATATAATCTTATATTTAAGATTATCTTTTTCTACTAAATATAATGTCTATTTTATTAAATATCTTTAAAAATATGTTATACCATAAAAATCTACCTACTTTTCCAGTATAATCATATATCTTAAACATAATTAAATATAATTTACCAAAGTATTGTGTTAAAGGGTCAAATTTATCCCCGTGACAGAATAACTTACCCCTATAATAATACTCTCTTGTAATAATTGATTTTTTATTTTCTAATATCTTATTTCTAATTATATTTTCATCTTTTAATAAATTTATATCGTGGTTTCCAACAATGAAAATACAATCCTTAGTATTATTATTATACCATTTCCAAAATTGGTTTTTTAATATTTCTTTATTATTTGTTAATGCCAAATCAAATGTATCCCCTAAGAATATAATTTTATTAATATCTTTAGAAGTTAATATTGGCAATATCTTATTTTTGAATTTTAAATCTATGTTTTTAATACCTATATGTAGATCTGCAATAATTCTTATTTTATATTTACCAAAATATAAATCTTTATATTTTAAATCATAACCACAAGAACCAAGAACATTAAAATTTAATCCAATATGTTCTTTATGTGTGTGGCCTAAATAACCAAAAACATTTCTTTTTTTAAAATAACCAAACCATTTTTTATTAAAATAATCATAATATTTATTTTCTGTTCGTATTGTTTGCATAATAATTACCCCTTAAAATATTTTATTAATTCTACTATTAATGTTGCAATACCTGCTGCAGAAATTGTTATAGATGGATATTTTATATATGGTTTATTAAACAATGTTTCTTTTATTTCTTTTGATGCTGGTGTTTGTCTATCCTCAATTACAGATATTCTTACCTCGTGGTTTTCAAGTCTACAAATTAATTTTTCTAACCTTTCACCATTTTCTTTTCTATAATTCTGTAATTCAGTTTTTATTTCTTCTACATTTTTATTTAAGTTAGCTAACACTAATTCCAAAGTGCTTTTTTTTAGTTCTCCAGTCATCAAATCCCCTAAATTTTTAAACCTTTAAATATATTATAACAATTTTTGTATGTTAAATATAATAATAATAAATAAAAAGGAATTAAAATAATAATTCCTAAACATATACTAATTATATTATCAAACATAAATATCACATTTGCACCATTGAGCCAAATCCACCTTCTCCGAAGTCACCTATGAAATCATTATAATCCTTTCTCATAAGTAATATTAGAGCATATATCTTAGCTTTAGCTTTGTCTGCATCCCAAACTGTTTCTAAATTAAAATATATTTCATCTCCACCTTTTAAAATAGGTCTTTGCTCTACTCCTACAGTTTCTAAATATTCTCCTTTAACTGTAGGGTATTGCGTATCTGAATTTACTAAATTATCATATGTAGGACTATTAGTACCAATACTATAAGCACCAGCAGTATTAACATTTAAATCTCCATCATTTTCAATATAGAAACCAACTACTATAGCTTTATAACCTGCAGGTATAGTCCATATTTTAATAGGGTCTTGTGGAACTGTTAAATCAATATCTTTTCTTTCAATAACATAAGCAACTTGTTGTTGTTTATAATCATTTGTTTCTAAACTTACTGGTCCATCCAAAGAAACTCTACCTATATGTCCAACACCTTGTAAACCACCCATAGGTTTAACTAAAGCAGCTACTGTAATAATACCACTTGCTGGAACCTTTATTTTAAAATAGTTACTATTCCAAGCAGCCGTATCTGCAACAGTATAATCTTCTGGACCGACAGTAATAGTAGCCCAATCATTAGTAACTTTATCAAAGTATTGAGTTGATGTTCCTAATGATGTACCATTTAACATAACCATAGTTACTTCAGAATTTGAATCTGCATATCCAGCCACTTCTGCATATAAATAATCCCCAGGTGTTAATCCTGTTGCACTTTGATATATATATGCTGGACTTGTTCCGTCTGAGTCAGTAGTTATTTTAGCAGAATAATCTAAATCAGCATCATATACTAAAGTATCATCTCTTTCTAAAACTGCATCATCTCCAATATCTGCAAATGTAAAATTAGTTAAAGTATTTACATCAGTCCAAACTTGCAACTCTGAATCTATAAGTATTTCTTCTCCTGAGTTATCTTCAATAACTATATTCTTTTGAGGTAAATATGCCATTTAAACCACCCACCATTGTGTACCATCACATTCTAAAGTAACAGAATCATAATTATTGTTTAAAACATAAGCTTCTTCATCATCTATCTCCCCACCATCTTCTCTTACTATAGCTATTGGGTGAATTGTTGAACCGCCCATATCTTTAATTGTTATTTTTCTTCCAGAGATAAGTTGTGCTGTCGGAATAGTTATAACTATTGCTTGAGTTGATGTATCAACTAAAACAACATTGTCAGTTGCTTCAATACTATAATCATCATTTACAGTTGTAACTACATTAGTAATACTTATAGCTTGAAATTCTAAAGCATCTTCTCCAACATTAACCACTGGTACTTTTCCAGCTTCGCCTGTATAACTTGAAGGAGTATCTGTCAAACCTGTAAAGGTACTTGAACCAGAACCACCACCTGGTTTATATATTCCACTCATTATAATCACCTATAAAATATTGTTATTTCTGCATCTGTATCTAAAGCAGTTGTATTATCTGTTTTAGTTATTGCATAGCTCATAGCTGTGTCAAATCCAACACATTTAGTGTTTAAGTCAATCCAACCATAGCCTTGTGCTGGAACTCTTAAAGGTACTTTAATTGGTGTTGTTCCTAATACTACACTTGCAGCAGCTATATTGAATAATTGAACTCTTACATCATAAGCATTTGGATTATATACACTAACATAATGTAATTTACCAGCATCTGCTTTTAATTCAACTGGTGTTTCATCAGCAGCATCATTATAATGTGTGTCTAATTCAGTTGTTACCTCTGTTTCAATAGAGCTTAATGTAGATTCTGTAGCTATATTTTCTCCATTAGATGTTACATCTCCAATAGTACCACTAAAACTTACACTTGAATCCCAGTATTTATAATTACAAGTTACAGATGTTGAAGCATCAAACTTTTTATAATAAATAACACCATTAACATAATCAATAGCAAACTCACCATTAGCTAAAGCAGATAAAATTGTAGCTTTATCAAAAACTTTATTAAATTTAACTTCAGTTACCAAAGCAGTACCAGAAGCTATTGCAAAAGAACTATCTTTATCACTTGCAGAGTTATAATAACCTATACTTGAACCATCTGCATTTAATATAGCTGCAATATTTGCAACAGGAACAAGTCCAGTAGTACCAGCAGCACCAGCAGACAAAGTTAATGTTTCCCCAGACACACTATTAACATCTAATTTATATACTGGCTTTTGTAATTTGTAATAATAACCAAATGCTTCGTTATTATCTAAATGAGAATAAGACAATCTATCATATTCGTTATGATTCTTGTTTAATTTAGCCATTCTAACATCTCCCGTTGATTTTCCAAGGTAATCAACACAACCTTATTAACTATTAAAGAATTTTAAATTCTATACTTTCTCTTGGACTTAACTCTCTTAAACCAATCTCTTTATATTTATAAATATAATCTATATCCATATCTGAAATCTCAATTATTTCAGTAGGTTTTAAAATCTTATTTCTAACTTTCAAGTTAGAACCTAAAGGTGGGATTTGGATCTTTATTTCATAACCCAAATCATTAATGAACTTCATTAATTCACCTTTTGTTTAAATCTACCTCAACACCAGTTAAAGCAACATCACAAGCAGCATTATCTGCAGTTGTACAAGTTACTAAAACATAATATTGGTAATCAGCAGAAACTGTTTCTCTTAAACCTGTTTTTTCAGCATCTAAAGCAGTATCAGCAACAACAGACACTTCTGTTATAGCACCAATACTTTCATCAGTTACGGCACCAGCACCTTTTGTTACCTTTCTTATGCTTGCATTAACAACAGTTGCATTATCAGCAGCTGCTCCTAAAGCACCTACTACTCTAAACCCATTAATTTCGGCACCAACATTTAATCCACTAATTGTATAAACAGCAGTAGAATTTGTCTTGTTTTGTGCCAAAGTTAAAGTACCATTTGCAGCAACAGCAAAACCAGATGCAGAAACAGGGTATCCGTGGTTACACAAAATTGTTTTTGTTTCTTTTGCATAACCTTTTATTTCTCCAAATCTTGTCATAAATATACCCCCAATTTTACATTATATTTAATAAGCAAATATAATGTATGTTCTTATACCAGTTACAGCAGATCCACCAACAGTAATTGTTAATGTTCCAGAACTTACAGCAGTTGTTGGTTGTTCTTGTGCTACAACACTACCAGCAGTAGTTTCTACAAAACCTAATATTCCGTGAATATTAGAGCAACCATAATCAGCTAAATCTACAGTTAAAGTATCTGCAGATACAACAGTTGCAGCAGTAACTAATTGAATCATTTTAACACCTAAGTTTGGTGCAATTTCTGTTTTTGTTCCTACTTCACCTAAAGCAGTCATAAATATACCCCCTTAATAATTTGTAAAGGAAAAATCCTTTACAAAATTTCTCCTACAAATGAATTGAATTGAGTTGCTTTCATAATAAAAGCTTCGTAAATCTTTAACATAAACTTTTGACTATCATTAGTTTTTGCTAAATCTTCATAAGACATATCTTGTAATACTCTCATTTCAATGTTTTCCATATCTAAAAAGTAAATACTTTTACTTCCAGAAGTTGTTGACAAATATTGAGAAGGTATTACAGGAACTGGACCAACCATTGTTTCAATAGTTACTCTTGCTTTAATTCCAAAACCTACATCAGAAGTCATATCACTTGGTGACATTCTAAATGTATCAATCATAATACTTCTAATATCAGACATAGTTGCTGAATCACAACCTGCAACTGTTGGTCTTCCACTATCATCAAAAGCATATTGAACAGCAGTTTCTAAGTCGCTCCATTTTAAAGCAGTTGAGTTTAAATCAACTTTATTAGTTGTGCTTTGTAATGTAACTATACCAGAGTATTCAGTTGCTGTTGTTGAAGCATCTCCGTTCCAAATTAGGTTTTCTTCTAATTCTCTTAAAGCTCTACTTCTTTTTAAAACTTCGTAGTTTTTAGCTGTGTTTGTAGCTGGACTACCAAAAGAAGCATCATAAGTACCTACACCAGATGGCATCATACCTTGTACTATGTAGCTTGGCATTGCAGCTTGCATAGGACCAGTAACTCTACCAACAGAGTATAAATATTTAATAGCAGTACTTGCTCTATCTTCAGTATCAGTAACATCAGTCAAAGGAGCATCTTCTAATTTAGTTACAGCTGCACCCTTTGCAGTAATAACATTATAATCAGCAGTTATACCCATATTAGTAACTCTCGGTACTAATTCAACCCAAGGTGTAAATTTCCTTGTTTGATCTACAATTCTTTGGTCAACATATACAGGTATTAAAGCATAACCAGCAGTTCCTGCTCCACCAGCAGTAGTCACCAATGCTTTTTGTTGTACTTCCATTCCTTTATCTAATAAACTTTTAAATTCGCCTCTCATATCAACATTAGAGTACACATCAACATATTTTGTATTATCTCCTAATAAACCAAAACTATGTGAATATGCACTTTTTAAATTAACTGAAGGCATTACTTGTGTTCCTATTTCACTCATTTTTATTCCCCCCTTTAAATATAATCCAACGGACCTCTTGATTCTTTCTTTGGTTCACCATTTAAAACAGCATTCATTTGTTCAACTTTGCTTTTAAATTGTGGTGAAGATAAAACTTTATCAACTTCCAAACTCTTAACTTCCAAATCTTTTAATTTTGCATCTAAAACCTCATAATCTTTTGATTTAGCTTCAAAATTTTCTTTAAAAGATTTTAATTCTTCTAAAATTTCAGCTTTTTCTTTTGACAAAACTTCGTTTAACGATTTTAATTCTTCTATTGATTTTTCAAGTTCAGGTATTTTACTTTTTAACTCTTCACTTGATAAAACAACAGCATCAACTTTTTCTTGCAAACTTTTTAATTCTTCTGCATTCATTTTAATTCCTCCATCTATTTCATTAATTATGCTTTTAATCTCAACTTCATCTAAATCATCATCAAAATCCTCTATAGATTTTAATGCAACTTGTGTAAATGAAGCATTTGAATTTACTGGCATACCAGTAAATGTAGCATTTAATAATAAAACCTTTTCTAAAATACGATATTCTTTTCCTTCCCTTAATTCCTTCCTAATCTTTAATGGAATATAAGCTATTGAAAAAGCATCTAAAAAACCATTTCTAATACTATCTTTTATTTCTTGGTATCTTCTATGGGCTTTGTTTAAAACAGTCTTAACTAAAATACCTTTAGTATCTCTAAACTTATCTATTACCTTTGCAATAGGGTTTAGTGTCTTGTTAAGTTCCTTTTCTAATTTATCCTTGCCCCTAAAACTCTCGTGCTCAACATCTATTTTTAATGTTTTATCGTTCATCTGCGCAAACATATCATCTAAACATTCTTTAGTTACTATGTCGTTGTAATAATCTGGGTCGCCAGTAGATATATATCCAATTACTTCATCATCTTCATTTATAGACTTAATTTCACTATGAAAAAAATAAGATTTTTGTTCTATGTTATCCTCAATACCTTTTGATTTAACCCACGCATTAAAAATAGTTTCAGCATCATCACCATACTTATTTTTTAGTTCTAAAAATAGTTTTTCATAATTATGTTTTAAATGCATATAAAAATATATGTAATTATATATAAATACTTATCTTTTTTTATGTCTAATCAGAAGTTTTACGAGTAAAAATTAGAGTACTCCTGCAATTTGGGTGCTGTGGTGGGCTATCATACTCTTGTCCTTTATAAATAAACTTCTCATTGATACCAACTTTCTTGCCATCTAAATACTTGCAAGCTTCTGAAGTTCTACCATCTAATTCAGCAACCCACTCTTTTTCCATATCTAAACCACTTTGTCGCCAACCATCTAAATTACCCATATTTTCAGCTCTATTTAGTTCTGTTCTCGCAATTAATCTTGCTCTATTGTCAGCAACTTTCATAACTTCCTTAACTCTCTTTTTCATTTCTTCAACACTTTCGCCATTTAAAATAGCTCTTTGTAATTCTTGCCTTAAATCATTTTGTATCTCATCAGTCATACCTTGTATATTATCAAAAGTATAAGTATCCAAAAACTTTAAAGCATCTTGGTTTGGTAAATAGTTTTTATTAGTTTCTTCTTCAACCTTCTCTAAACCTTTAATAAAATGAGATTTAATAAATTGTGTTGTTAAATCCTTTATACCTTTAAATGTAAATAATTTTACTAAATTGTTAATAAACTCATTATCTATAGCTTTTAAGTTTTTTATAACATCTATGCCTTTATTCCTATCTAAAATAGCAATAATTTCTTTTTCAATATCTGATATTTGCTTTACTAATTCCTTTTCAAATGGTTCTTCTGGCTCAACTTTTGCCTTTTCTTCAGTAATCAAACTTTTTTTTTTATCTTGTTGTATATTGCCAACATCTTCTTGGTTAAAGTTGTTATTACCAAATTGGCTAAAGTTTGAACTACTAGTTCTTAATTTATCCCCACCTTCTATAGGAACTAAATCTAATTCTTCTCTTAATTCGTTTGCAGTCTTTAAACCATTTTTTAAATCGTTCCACATAATAATTCTTTTATTATATTCTTCTTCTTGATCATACTTTACATATTCAAACTTTACCTTATTCTCATATTTTCCTTTAATCCAAGGCAAATCATTAATTATTTGTGTATTAAAATTATATTCTAATAATTTAATTAAAGGGTTTATAGTTTTTCTTTTAAATACATTGCTTTGTATAATCTCTGTAGCTCTATTACTATCTTGTGTAAAACCTAACTCACTCGGAGTTATACCAAAACAAGCAAAAACTATTTTAGTAAACCATTCTTGTTGTCGTATAAGCTCTAATTCTGCATTACTAAAACTTATTCTTGTAAATTTACCTTCTGTATTAATTATAGGCATTTTATGGAAATATCGCCTTAAATTCCCAACCTCATCTTTCTTTTTTAAATTATCCGACCATAATTTTGAAAAGCTATCAACAGAGTCTTTGTTAGCCCCAATCATTTCAAATACACCCTTAGGTATATTATTGTCTGTAAAATACTCTAAATTAGATTCTATGCCATAAGTTAGCATTAATAATGTTTTATACAATACCTCAACAGGGCTTAAACCATAAATAGAACTACTATTTGGATTACGCATAAAATATACTATCTCATTTGAATTAAAAGGTATTGGTCTTGCCCCACTCGTCCAACCATATTGAAAATAAGCATTATACTCTGGCATTACCCCATACTCATTAGGATTTTTTAAAAATGTCCCACCATCTCTTACATATAACTCAACAAGTTCATCTTTTAAGTTTCTTACCTTAACTATAACACCAGCATCTATTTCTAATATATCTCTTATTAAAGTCCTTTCAAATTGTTCAAAACTCTCGTTATTTTTATTTGGGTTATAAAAAAAATCATAAGTTTTAGTTATTATATCTTCTGGTATATTATCTTTCTCATTACAAACTATATTCCACTCTAAAGATGCAACTTCATCACAAATAGTATTAGTAATCATACAAACATAAGGACTTTTTGCCATACGCCTTATTTCAGGTATATCTTTAGCCAATGGATATCCAAAAGGCGGCTTATATAAAAAATTAGGTATTATAGCTTTATAGATGTCTTCATTAACATTATTTCCAGCACCTACGACACTATCGTTAGGTTTTACTGGGTTTAAAAAGCTACTATACGCTGTTTTAAGTCTATCAATTAAGTTCATAAGTATAACTTGTTTTTAATTAAAAACAATATATATAATATATTAAAACTATTTATAAATATTTCGTATTATTGAGCCATTTGTTGCCTCAATATATAAATCATAATCTACAATATAGATCCACTCGTGTGGCATATAACCTTTTGGTATATTGCCATTAAATTGTTCTATGTTAGTATTAGATGTTTTAATTATATAATATTCATCATCTTTTGAATAACCAGCAATAAATAAAACATTATAGTCTTTTAATCTTTCCCTTAATTCAATAGAGTAATGTTGGCAATTAAAATTTTCTATATCATAATCATTTAAACTTACAACATAAGTATGATATAAAATATCCATTTTTTTATATGGGTTAAATATAACCATACAAACAAATATTATTATGCAAATATATAATATCAAACTTATTATCTTTTCTTGTTTCATAATATCACACAAATGTAGCTACAAACTCAAATCCACTATACATACTTATATTACAAGCATCTGCAAAGTCTGGCGACTTATCTTCTGGATCTACAATTAATAATTTACCACTAATATTATATTTATATTTCATTTTCTTTAATTCTGTAAATAAATCTGTTCTATGGTTTTGCATAACAACCCTTACATTTCCATCTTCAGCATCTTTTACAAACCTTTGAAAGAATACAGATTTATTATTAGCATACCTTATCTTATCATCATTACTTATCCACTTATCCATACCACTCGCAATAAATGGGTATGTAACACCTGCAATGTCATCTTGGTTTCTTAACATATCAGTTATGCCCCCACCCAAACCATTATCATCAATATTTATTCTATTATAAGTATTCTGTTGGTGTAGTTCTTTTATTTTACCCATAGTATAAACAGTATCCTTCTTTTCATAAACATAACAATCCATTATAAACTTTTTATCACCATATATATAACAAGGCATTAAAACAGTTAAATCTACACCAAACCTTGCAACATCTACACCTAATTGCTTTCTATCTGGAGTTGTTTTTAATAGCTCTAATTCTTCGTTTGTCAGTGGGGCAAACATATTATCTATAGCTTTTTTAGTAAATAAATCGTCAGAATCTTCTTCAGGCCAATCAGGTTCATACCAAATCTTAAACTCTCTTTTAGTTAAACTATTCATACGCTCATTAATAAAATCTTGGCTAAATCTATTTTCAGCAACACACTCTTGCCAAGTTATCTTTAAAAACTCCCAATCAGGATTATTGTGCTTATCATACATAAAACCCCTTATCTCCGGGTTACTAATCATAAATACACTTGAATCTTGAGTATCTCCTAACATTCTCATTATTTTAGTATCTACCAACTCTTTAGGCATTTGTTCTGCCTCATCTACAATTAAAGTTGTTGCACCCCAACCTATTAAAGATGATCCACCACCAGAAACATTAGCAGTTAAAGTCATAACCTCTGAATTATGTTCCCAAGTAATTCTATTTTTACTAAACTCTTTTTTTATTCTTTCAATACCCATATCCTTTACATCATACATAAGGGAATTGTATAAAAGCTCGTTATCTAATATGTGTGTTATTATGTAACCCATAATAATTTTAGTTGTTTTCTCTGTGAAAGAAACTATTCTTATCTTTTCACCAGACTTATAAGCACCAAGTAATATTGCCCCAATTGCAACAGCCAAAGATTTACCAGCTCTTGTTGGAGCTATGCAAACAACCCTCTTCCTTTTAAAAAAAATAGCTTGAATAATTTTAGACTGGTATTTAGTAATTGTTAATGGTTTGCCAGTCAATTCATCAATAAATAATATACTACATAATTCTTTTACAGTTTCTAAATTACTCATCAACACTGGCAGGTTCATCAAGTCTTTTAAGCTTTGTTTTGTACTTTTCATAAATCTCATTTACCTTTTGTGTAGTCTCATTACTACTTATAGCTACATTTTCAGTGCTTAAATTGTCTATTAATCTTTGTAATTTAATAGCTTCTAATACATCTCTTGCAGATATTTTACGCTGTGCTTCGCTTTGATTCGCCTTTACATTATTAGCAAATAGTCCTAATATTAAATCTATTAATTGATTTTGCTTATCTAATTTAGAAAGTTCAGAAGTTTCTTTCGCTTTTGTTCTAACCTCTTCACGAAGATTTTTCCAATCACATCGCTTTTCCATTTTATAAATTGTGTCTGGGTGTACATTACAATGCTTAGCTATTATTGAGTTTGGTATGTTCATACAATACATACTAAATATTTTATCTCTCTTAGCTTTTGCCATAGACATTATAAATCACCTATATGTATTTTACTTCCATCTTCGTTTAACTTATACACCTGTTCGCTTCCTTTTAGTTTAATGTATCGCTCTATTATAACAGAACAATAATGTTCATCTAATTCCATACCGTAGCAAACTCTGTTTAATTGTTCACAAGCTATAAGAGTAGAACCTGAACCTAAGAATAAATCTAAAACTACATCTTCTTCTTTAGAACTATTTTTTATGCCTTTAGCACATAATTCAATAGGTTTCATAGTAGGATGTAATTC